ATGCAGAAAGCAAGCGAGATGCTCGCCGAAGTTAAGGAAAGCATTATGAACGCCTATGAAATCAAGACAGGACTTTCAAGGTCCAAGATTTCGCATTTGATGGATGCCGAGTCCTGGTTCAATGCCAAGAAGGCAGTGGAACTGGGCTTTGCAGATAAAATCCTGTTTGACAGCGATGAGGAGGATGAACAGAACGAGCCTTTGGAAGCCATGATGTTTTCACGTACGGCGGTGACCAACTCCCTGCTCTCGAAATTTATCCCGCCGAAGCCGGAGAACAAAACACCTATTGAGCAGCTCGAAAAAAGACTGAGCCTTCTGGCTCACTAATTAAGGAGGATAACTTATATGAACACTATTCTTGAACTTAGAGAAAAACGTGCAAAAGCGTGGGAATCCGCAAAGGGATTCCTGGACAGCAAAAGAGGTACGGACGGTTTGCTCTCTGCCGCAGATACCGCAACCTATGACAAAATGGAAGCCGATGTTGTGAATCTCGGCAAGGAAATCGAACGTCTGGAGCGCCAGGCTGCAATCGATGCAGAACTTTCCAGGCCCACAGCCTCACCGATCACCAATCAGCCGGGAGCGAATCCTGCAGGAGAGATGAAAAAAGGCCGTGCAGCGGATGCGTATAGACAGGCTTTCTGGAAAGCCATGAGAAACAAGAACAGCTACGATGTGCAAAATGCGCTTCAGATAGGAACGGATTCTGAAGGGGGCTATCTGGTTCCTGATGAATTTGTGCGCCCAGATAGGGCAATGTTCACAGTAGCTTAAGGTACTATACCGCACGATAGAGCGGTAGTCAACCTGCCTTACCGTCAGGGGAAACCCAGAGACGGGAACACAGCACGGCAGGAAAGCGGAGAACGCCGAAAGGATATGTAGGCGATTGGTATCCGCAATGACAAGATGGTATGAGGATAAGGCTGGGTTTGCCAAAGCAAAGGTCAGTTCCTTTTTCTGGGAAGGTCGCGGAAAATTATCCTGAAACCGCGGTCACGGTACTTATGGGTTTTGAATTCGTCCATAAGTCTATCAAATAACCGTGAAACAGTCGTGAGAACACGTACTTAAAGGCTGAAATGCTATCCGACAACCATCATACCTATGAACATTGTTAACTGGGGATTGCCTAAATGAGAGCGCCCTCATATGAAGGGCTATGGTATGAGAACCTGAAAATCTCACATGGCAACGGAGCTTCCGTAGTAGTCCGGGGTGGATAATGACCACTACATGGCGAAGGGAAGCAGTTTGCTAATTCCGAAATTATAAGATGAAAGGGAGGAGAAGCCTCATGAAACCAACATCGGAAATTTTGGAGCGTATCAACAAGAGCTCCAGTGAAAACAGTGATGGAGTTTTTACAAGACTTTATCGCTACCTCTTAAGAGAGGACATCTATTACGCTGCCTACCAAAAGCTCTATGCCAATAAAGGTGCAGTAACACCAGGAACGGACAAGGATACTGCGGACGGGTTCGGAAGCGAGTATATCTTGACGCTGACTAAAGAGTTAGCAGATGGGACGTACAAGCCCAAGCCTGTCAGAAGACAGTATATCCCGAAAGCTAATGGTAAAATGCGTCCTTTAGGTATCCCGTCATTTAGGGATAAGCTGTTACAGGAAGCAGTACGGATGATACTGGAAGCAATCTATGAACCGTTATTCTATGAGCAATCGCATGGATTTAGACCTGCGCGTAGCTGCCATACAGCGCTTGACCAGATTAAGGTCAATTTCCGCAGTGTAAAGTGGTTTATTGAAGGCGACATTAAGGGTTGTTTCGACAATATAGAACATGAAGTGCTTATTTCTCTACTGGAGAAAAAGATAAAGGACAGCAAGTTTATAAATATAATCCGTATATTTCTAAAAGCGGGTTATATGGAAAACATGGTATACAATGCAACCATTTCTGGTACACCTCAAGGTGGCATTGTATCTCCAATACTGGCTAACATATATCTGCATGAATTGGACCGAAAAGTCGGAGAACTCAAGATGGAGTTTGACAGACCAGCGCCACGCAACAAGACAGTGGAGTATTCTAGGTTGGCAAAGCGACGCCAGACCTTACAGAAGAAGATTGAAAAAGCGTCAGGGGAAGAACGCAAGGCTCTTATGGTGGAATACCGGCAGGTGTGTCAGCAGAAGTTGCATACGCCGGCTAGACTTCCAGAGGACAAAAAGCTCGTCTATTGCAGATACGCCGATGACTTCCTTATTGGAATCAGCGGCAGCCGAGAGGACTGTGAACAAATCAAGCAGGAATTGAAAGCCTTTCTGCAAGAAGAGCTGCACCTTGAGCTGAGTGATGAAAAGACTAAAATCACGCATAGTTCAGAAAGAGTGCGTTTCCTCGGTTATGACATATCGGTCAGACGCAGTCAGGAAGTCAAGAAACGTAAGGATGGATATAAACAGCGAACGCTTAATAATTCTGTGGAATTGACGGTTCCTCTGGAAGATAAGGTCATGAAATACTTGTACCAGAATGGTGTGATTGAGCAACGCTCAAATGGGGAGATATGGCCAATCTGTATCCCTCAATTACGCTATAAGCCGGAAGTGGAAATAGTAAAAAGGTATGATGCACAAGTACGTGGCATTTGCAATTACTATTGCCTGGCAGCTAATTATGGCATGCTGAAATATTTCAGGTATCTGATGGAATATAGCTGTCTCAAAACGATTGCCAGCAAAACCAATAGCACAACGGCAAAAGTGCTCAAAAAATACCATATGGCGGATGGATGGGGTATCCCGTATGAAACCAAAAGCGGAAAGCGAACAGCCCATTTCGCCAAGTTATCTGACTGCAAAGTAGGCAAGTATATGATTGACCACGACCCTTGGAAATATAAATCCTATGAAGAGCGGGGACTGACAGTTCGGCAGCGCCTAGAAAAAGGCGTATGTGAGCTGTGCGGAAAGCATAGTGCGAATCTGCAAGTATATCATGCAGGAAGCATGAAGAAACTCTGTAAGGATACCGCATGGGGTCAGCTAATGCTCAATCTTAAACGAAAGACTCTTGTAGTGTGTGAGGAATGTCACGCGAAAATTCACAAGGGCAATAGTTGATATGTTAATAGCAAATGGAAAGCCGGATACATCGAGAGGTGTACGTCCGGTTTGGGAGGGGGTATAGGCAAACCTGCTGCTGAAAGGCGGTAAGGCGGCTTATACCTACCTCACGAAAGAACACTTATCGAAAGTCTGCAGGAAGAGAATATCTTCAGAACGATGGCCAAGGTCATCACCACATCTTCTGGAGATAGAAAAATCCCGGTTGTCGCATCCAAGGGAACGGCGTCATGGGTAGATGAAGAAGGACAAATCCCAGAAGCGGATGATGCTTTCGGGCAGGTTTCAATCGGCGCTTACAAATTAGCCACTATGATTAAGGTTTCAGAAGAACTCCTTAATGATAGTGTTTTTAATTTGGAGAGTTATATTGCAAAGGAATTTGCAAGAAGAATCGGGGCAAAGGAAGAGGAAGCCTTCTTTATTGGAGATGGCACAGGAAAACCTACCGGTATTTTCAATGCCACCGGAGGGGCAGAACTTGGCATCACTGCGGCTTCAGCGACAGCAATCACAATTGATGAGGTCATGGATTTGTTCTACAGCTTGAAATCGCCTTACAGAAAGAACGCAATATTTGTCATGAACGATGCAACGGTCAAGGCCATCAGAAAACTGAAGGATGGAAACGGACAGTACATTTGGCAGCCATCAATCCAGGCAGGGCAGCCGGATACTATCTTAAACAGACCGGTTAAGACATCTGTATATGTACCTACGATTGCCTCAGGAGCAAAGTCCATCGCTTTCGGTGATTTTGGCTACTACTGGGTAGCTGATAGGCAGGGCAGGTCCTTCCAGAGACTGAATGAGCTATATGCAGCAACAGGTCAGGTGGGCTTTAAGGCAACACAGAGAGTTGACGGAAAACTGATCCTGCCAGAAGCCATCAAGGTGCTTCAGCAGAAAGCGTAGGTGAAAGAGTATGAGTAACGTCAAAAACTATACAGAACAAGGCGGAGAAAAAACCGTAATAGGTGGAACGCTTGAAATTGCGGAGGGTGGCCAGGTAATTGGGCTGCCCTCGGCTTTTACCCCGGCTGTGTTTCAAGCGGACAGTGTTGCGACTACAATTGCAGGACTGGTTGTTGATTTTAATGCACTGCTTGCAAAGCTTAAAGCGGCAGGGCTTATGGCTTCTGAATAATGAGGGGAGGTGGGCGTATTGATCATTACACTCGAAGAAGCAAAACTTTATTTGAAGGTTGACGGTGATGAGGACAATACGCTCATCACCTCCTGCATCAATGCGGCTGAGGAGCTTTGCGAGGATATCCTGCGTTTTCCGGTTACTGAGTTTATTGAGGTCCCGGAAACAGTGAAGCAGGCGGCACTTTACGCTGTGGGGAATCTGTACGAGCAGCGTGAAACCTTGGATATGAAGGAAATGATTGAGCTGATGACGCGGCTGCTTTTCGCCTACCGCAGAGAGGGGTGGTAAGCGTGAGCATCGGGAAGATGAGACATCGAATCACCTTTCAAAGGATTACTCCAGTGATAAACGAAAACGGCTTTGAGAGCGAGATGCAAGAGGAATACAAAACCGTATGGGCGGCAGTCACAAATCTTCATGGCAAGGAATACTTCGAAGCCAAAGCTGTCCAGGCAGAAAACACCGTCAAATTCACCTTCCGCTATTTGGCAGGCATCGACCAGATGATGAAGATTCTGTTTCAAGGGAAAGCCTACAACATCACAGCCATTGACAACATCAAGTACAAGAATCGGTATATCGAGATTCAGGCGATGGAGGTGGAGTCAGATGGCTAGGATTGAGCTGGAAGGCATGCAGGAGCTTATCGATAAAGTAAACAAGTTGGGAAGCCGGGGAACAGAGATCAAAAAGAAGGCGCTGGATAAGGCTGGAGCCATGGTCAAAAGCAGCATGGAAGAAAAAGCGCCGAGATCAGAACTAACTAAAAGACACATGGCAGACAACATCAAGGTGTCGGAGATTGAAAGCGAAGATGGCGTGGACTTTGTCAAGATTGGACCCAACAAGGGTGACAATTCGGAGTTCTTCTATTCAAAGTTTACTGAATGGGGAACATCGAAGATTCCTGCGCAGCATTGGGCTGAGAACTCGGTATTGGAGAACAAGAAGAAAATCAATGAGGTAATCAAGGAGGAACTGGAAAGGGGGCTTGGTGAGCTTGATTAATAAACTGGTCATAGATACATTAAAGCCCCTTGGCGTTCCGGTAGGATTTCAGAAATATTCCGGAGCAGATACAACCTACATTACATTTCACGAATACCTTCAGACCGGTGAGGAATTTGAGGAGGATGAGGAAGCGTTCACCGGGCATTATGTTCAAGTGGATATCTGGTCTAAAGCGGATTACACCGCATTAGCCACGCATATAAAGACGCTGCTAATTGCGGCGGGCTTCAAAAGACTGGATGAAGCGGATTTTTACGAACCGGATACGGGTCTCTATCATAAGGGACTTAAATTTTATTATTTAGAATCAAAGGAGGTCCACTAAATGGCAAGACAAATTGGATTAAGGGACATACACATTGCGCTGCTCACTGATGATGACGAGACAGGCGCAACCTATGCGACACCAAGCAAGCTGGAAAGGGCGGTCAGCGCTAAGCTTTCGCCAAAAGTGAATTCGGAAAACATCTATTCAGACGATACAGTGGAGGACATTATTGCAGCCTTCGACAGCGTCGATGTGGAAATCGAGCTCAATCAGCTGTCACTTGCAAGCAGGGCAACCCTGCAGGGCGCGAAGGTAGTCAAGGGAGTTCTCATTGAAAGCAAGGAGGATATCGCTCCAACACTGGCTTTAGGGTTTAAATCCAAGAAGCACAATGGTAAATACCGCTATGTGTGGCTGCTCAAAGGCAAATTCGAGCTGGCAACAGATGAGTATGATACCGAGGCAGAAAAGCCATCGCCGAAAAGTGCAAAACTCAAAGGTACATTCTTTTCCAGAGATTTTGACGGCAACTTCAGATTTATCGCCGATGAAGATGAAACAGGAATTGACCCAACCATTATTGCGGGTTGGTTTACTGCAGTACCGGCAGAGCCAACGCCTGCTGTGTAAGAAGGAGTGATGATACTTGAAAGCTGCTGAACTGAAGAACAAAGGAATTAAATTTAAACTGGGAGATAAAGAATACGAGCTGAAGCTAGACATGAACACCTTCTGCGAATTGGAGGAAGTCTATGGGGATCTTAACAAAGCCTTTGATGATTTGCAGAGCATGAAGCTGAAAGCGGTCAGGGCGCTTATCTATGCCGCAGTGAAGGTTGTGGATGAAGAGATAACCTTAAAAACCGTGGGCGAGCAGTTAGGCTTGAATGATTTAGAAAGGCTGGGAACTGCCATCAACGGAGCGCTAAGTAAAGCAATGCCGGAGGCGGAAGATGCCCAGGGGGAAGCGAAAGCCACTTAAGTTCCGATACATGGGACTGGGAGTGGCTTTTCTATTTAGGGACCAATCTTCTTCAAATGAGCGAGGAGCAGTTCTGGAATAGTACCCCGAAAAAGCTGCAGGCGCTATTTAAGGTTTATAAGACAGTCAACGGAATCGATGAGCAGAGTTCCTTTGATACCATTGACAAT